AATGTTTTTGAAGCAACTGTACCAAGCATTGCAAGTGGAACAGTAAAACCAACCATTAACTGACGTCCTGCCCACTGAGTATTCTTACCAAAGTTTAGGAGATTGGTTGATCCTTGTCTTAATAATTGATTAAGTAGTTGTTGTCTCTGTGCAGCAATGGCTGTTTGTGTGCCCAGATTTTTCATATCAAGCGTTAGAGGTCTTACCGCAATTGCTTGTAGTGCTCCATTGGCACCTCTGCCCATTTTTACATACTGGGTCTGTATATCTTTTACACGCTCTCGTGCAACTTTATTTAATGTTTCAAATTCAGATCTAAACAGTCTTCCAAAAGTTTTTGTTGCTGCTCCAGTATATCTAAAATATTCTCTAGATGTTAACTTGTTTCTTTCTAAAGCATTAGTAAAAGACTCTGTACTTGATGTTACTGTTCGCATAGATGCTTGGAATTTTCCAGTAGCATTTATGCTGTTCATCAAGTTCTGTGCTTGATTTGCTGCTACCGCTGAGGCTGCGGTACCAGACTTTGCCATTTGTGTATGGAAGGCTGATATTTGACGTTGTAGAAGTTTTAGACTTGCTAAAGCATCAGACGTATCAATATTTACATGAATATTGGATTCTACATCAGCCATCCATTAACACCTCTTTATTTAGTTATTTGCAAGGTTGCCAAGTAGTGATGCGTCAGAAAGTTTAATTCCTGATGCCTCTTCGACAATCTTGTATACTGTTGGAAGATCTAGATTTTCTTCTAGGGCTTCCTTGTCTTCTGCCAATTCTGGCTTGTATTGTTTCATTGCGATTTGAACACAGTCCATTAACAAATCCATAGACTTTTCGTTATCTTCTGCGACCTTTGCAATGTCTTCAAACTTCTTCATAAACGGACGAAGTAGAGAAATCTTAAGTGGTCTTACCTTGATCTTTGTTCCATCGATCAGAGTTACTGTCTTTTCTTCAGTGGCGATTGCCATTTATTCCTCCTTATAAGGTTTAGTTAATTATACCATAGCGCAGGCTTATTTCTGGCTATTCGGAAACCTCATAATCAATACCCATGCCAATGCCAAACCCTGCTCTTTCAGCATTTACTCCTTGTAGGGCCAGAATATCATTTCCATTTCCTGTTGCACCCTTGCTAAATACTCTAGCCTTCATGTCTTCCCATTCATTACCGCTACCAGAATTTTTATCTAAATCTACACCTTGCATTGCTGCAGCAAACTTTTTATCACTGTAGTCTAATTCTCTTTTTATCTTTAGTGTGGCTGTTAGTTCTTGCATAGACATTGATGATTCTAACTGATCATAGTCTTTCCATATACCGATCAAAAAAACCTCTGACTCTAGTTTTGCCAAGTCTAAGGTTTCCCATGTTGATCCACTGTCAACTGCCTGATTTTTAACAGTGTCTTCTGACTTCTCATTAATTTTGATTCCCGCTGCAACATCAATAACATCATAGATAGTTGGTAAGTCTAGGCTGTCTTCTAAATCTTCAATAGTTTTAATTGATGGGCAATATTGTTGCATTGCAATAAGAGCGCATTGAGCCAAAATAGATATTGATTCATCATCACTTTTTGCTTCTTTAATTTTTTCAAAGGTTTCTAAAAATTCTCTTAAGTATTTTATTTTTAATGGGGCAGCAATAATAACTCTATCATCTACTAGTGATATTTTTTTTGTTTCATATATTTTTGTTGCCATTATATAAGTATACCAAACAGAAAGGCCCAACCCCGAAGGATTGAGCCTCTCATATATTAAGTTGTATTATACTGCTGTTGCTAGTGTGCGGTCTACGATCTTACCGTATGACGCATTGTCGTTTGGAAGAAGACGGAATGAAACTTCAAACATTGAAGCCTCGTCACGCTTTGCAGATACTGTCACATTCTCAATTGATAGTGCACGGTATGCTACATAGATTCTTTCCTTGTTGATCGCTGCTGAACCAGATCCTGGTCCTACTGCTACAATACCACGCTCTAGTGGAACGTCACCAATATCTCCTGCTGACATTCTTAGTGTCGATAGGTTGGATGCTGTTGCGATTTCCTCATTTGATGCAATTGCTACTAGAAGATTTTCTAGTGTTGCTTCTGCAAAAGATGTATTTAGATTAACTGTCATACCCTGCTTGAATAAACGAGCAACGTCGAGAAGTTGATCTACTGCTACATCACCAAAGTCTGGCTGGAATGCGAGTTCCAAACCATTTGATGTGTATCCTATATTTGTGTAATCTTCGTCAAGTGACAAAGTTTCCTTATAGGATGTTGTGGATGCTGTAAGTGCTGGAAGATCAGTGCTTGCTTGTGTATCAGTGATCGCTCCTGTTGCGTCTACATATCCGATTGGGCCTGAATCATGCGTAAATAGTGCTGCTGCACCTACGATGATGTTACTACTTGAACCACGGCTGTATGCCATATTTTCACCTCTTTCATTTTATTGGAAGGGGGTTGTTTCCTCATGCTAATTATACTACCTCTTTATTATAAATTAATTAGCATGCCAATCATAGTCTATGATGATTTTATTCCCCGCATAGGTACGGGCTGTTCCAAAGTCAACTATATCTCTGGTTTCTTCTAGTTGGTAGATCTTAAAGTTATGGAAGAACATTGGCTTGGATTCTAGGTTCCAGGATGTAGGATTTTCTGCTGCCCATTCATTTAAATCTTTTGCTGAGTCATCTCCATTATCCAGAAGGTCACTTACCTGCTGCTGGGTTATGACCATATTCTTTTGTGCGTCATCACCTACTGAATAAAAATAGTATAGAAGTTGCTCACATTTAATGTATGGGAATGGGGTTCTTCTCATCTTAAACATTCTGTCGTATACCCCAAATACCCCATTGCTTTGTGGAAATGTTTCAGTTAGTGCATCAATTTCTGTTGGAAGAGTTGGGAAAAAATATGTTGTTCCTTGACCACTAAACCCAGGATTTATTTTTTCTGCTAGATAGGCGTTAATAATTGTAGGTGGATGATGAATTAATGCAGACATTATACACCCACTCCTGCGTTAGCAATCCAGCGATATCCAGTTGATAGGCCTTTAGACTTGCCAATTCTTTTTCCTGCTGGCATATCTTTTTTATATACTTTTGGATTTTCAAGATACCTTGCAACTCCACTTGTTCTTAAAAACGCTTGTGAGAAATACTTATTAAAAAACATGTCAAAGACTTTTTCGAAACCGCCTTCTACTTCTGTTCCTCCAGGGTTTAAAATTTCAACAGGACCTCTTGTAAACACTGTTTCTCCGTTATCATCAAACGCTAATACCTGTGCGACTCTTGGTCTAATTGTAACTGGAATTCCTTCTTCCATGATTCTTGCTTTATCGTAGAACGGTGTACGTGATCCATCTTTAATAGATTTAGACTGACTAAAAGATGATCTAAAAGATAGTCCTAGATTGCTTGTTGTGTATGAAATATCGTATAGTCTTGCTTCTGGGCTTCCAGTCATAGTCCATTCGTAAACATGATGAAGCATTTGTGGATTAACTTTTGCGTTTGAGTCTATAAACTCTTTCATTATTTCTACTGTTTCCATTCCTAGAGTTTTTAGGAATACAGTCTTTCCTCTTTGGATACCCTCTAAAAATCCTACAGAATAATTAACAATATTGTTCATATCTTTTTTAAATTGTTTTGAATTAAATGTTGTTATCATACATCACCTGATTGATTTTCTGATCTTCTTATTACTACTTTATAAGATTCAATATTTCCAAATGGCCCTGTAAATGGTTCATAGGTTGCTAGTTCAAAAAGTGTTCCTTTGCCAGACCTAGGTCCTGATGTTTCCATATATATTAAGTTTCCTTCTTGGTCTTTAATATCTGTAATCAATATGTTTGTTAATGCGTTTTTGCTATCTAGCAAAGAAATTCTTATGTCAGATTTTACTCTTCCAACCAATATCGAGTTTTGTGTTATGTTTACATTTGGCTTTACTTCTTCTTTAAATGCTGAACCTCCAGAAGAAAAACTGCAAGCAAAGACTCTATCAAGAACCCATTGCTTTTTTATTGCTCCAAAATCACCCTGCTTAATTATTGGATGATAAACAGATGCTTGCATTGGAAACATAAAGTCTGGGGTTTCGCAAACTGTCATTATAACACCCCAAGTTTTGTAATAGACTTAGCATACTTTGAAAGTATCTTGTCTACAATTATATTTCCCGTTCCTTCGAAAAGACCCTTGTCAAATTGAATTCTAAATTGATCTGTATTGTAAGAAGAAATAAATCTCTTGTAATAATCTAATTTGCCACACTCTATATCGTGAACAAGCATTTCTGTTGCTCTAACAATGTCTGATGGAACTGCAGTATATCCATGCTCAACAGTTACTAGATAATCCCAACCTCTTCCAAACCCTCTATAGATAAACTGAGGATCTAGGGAGTCAGATGCTGCTGCAGGCAAAACTAGTGGTGCTGATTCTGCTCTATTAATGTTGTCTGTTGACTTTTCAATAATTGCTGTCTTGTCTGACGAGACTTCGTATTCTCTATCTTCTACTAATTTATTGTTTTCATATACCGTCAAAACTTTTTTAACATCATCCCAAACTGGAAGATAATCTGCTCCAGTTCCTTCAAAGTGTAAAACTTTTTTCTTATAATAAAATCCTTCTGGAATTACAGAATCTATTACCGCTCTTGCAATTTCTTCATTTACAGAGTATTTTGATATGTCTGATGCAGTGCTTGCTTTTGTTAATGGGTCAACGTATGGTCTTACAACTTCATAAGTCTCATCTTGAAGAATTGCTTCTCCAACTGCCCCAAGATTTTTAACAATCTCAACCCTATAAGATGAATCATATTTACCTGGTAAAGATATGCTGAGATTGTTTCCTGATACCTTATTTAAAAATGTTAATGTTGATACTGAGAGATCCGCCATATCAGTTATATTAACAGTTATAGTTGATGATGTTATTCCCGCAGGAACTACAAAATTAACAGGTATATCTGAATACGGCGAAACTCTCAATATCTCCATCTTTAATTATCCGAAAGCCTTCTGGATTTCTTCTGGTGTAGCAACTCTAACATGTGATCTAGTTAGCCACTTGTCTGCTTGCTTTTGTGTTACGATATTATATCCTCTGCTAAGAGTTCCAACTTCTTGCCAGTGAACGCTCTTTGTTGAGTGAAGCGCCACCTTTCCTGAAAGGTTTACATCTGTGTTAATTGTTTTACTTGCGCCGTCTGCTGCCATTGATCCAATAGCACCTGTCTCTGTAAAGCCTAGTGCTTGAACTGGCTCAACTACTGCTGGTGCTTCTACCACTGCTTCAACTACTGCTTCAACTACAGGTTCTACTGTAGGCTCTACTGCAACTTCTACTACTGGTGCTTCGACATAGTCATGCTCTTCTGCATTTTCTGCTGAAAACGGATTGTTATAATTATTATTTTCCATTGTATCCTCCTTGTTTGTATTATATCATTAAAGTATTAAGGGGGACAGGAGAGTGAACTCCCGCCCCCCATTAAAGGTACTGATTACAGATTATGAATCTGATGCAGAATCAGCGAATGCAATTGCATCCTCTTCTTCCCACTGAATACCAAAGCGGACGAATACTGTGTACTCAATTGTGTCCTTCTTTGCTACGTACTCACGGTTTACAACGATGTCGCGCTGGAATCCCCATACACGGTTTGCAGGGAATGTCAAGTCGACAAAGCCTGCTGGGTAGTAAGGAACTTCCTGAACTTCAATTCCGAGAACACGTGTTGTACGTGCTCCACCGAATGTCTGTCCGAGTCCATCTAGATAGTTCTGACGGTTTGACTGTGTGCTTCCTGGCATACGGCCAGTGAATGCTTCTGCAACTGCATCTGCAAGGGTACCGTTATTCTTAACGATTCCTCCGAATACATCTGTACCTGCGTAGAACTTAAGATTGTTCTTAAGTGCACGGTACTTACGTGGCATTGCATTGATGATTCCCTGCATAACTTCAGGTGTCCAGGCGTTATCTGTTACAGTTACAACTGACTCGTGTGCTTGTCCAGCACCTGTTCCAGTCTTTTCCTTATTGATAAATCCGTCCATGATTGACAAGAATGAGCCTGTCGCTCCGTCACCATTGATAGCGAGATCTTCGATATCATTTGCGAATGCGTTGGTCATTAAGCGTACCAAGTGATCTTCTAGAGCGTCACCTTCTACACCATCTTCCAATGATTCTGCTGTTACTTCCCAATCAAGACGAATCTTCTTGGTAGTAAGTTCGACCTTAGAGAATGTTGCACCTGTGTTTGTGTATGTACCAATTGCTTGCGCTGCTGCACGAATTACACGCTCACCGACGTTTACCTTCTCAAGTTCCATAGAATTAGCCTTCATTGTTACACGACGGCCATCCTTTGCTAATACTGTTGC